TGTTATAAAACTTTTAGGCTTATATAACCTTTTTTCTAAAAGAGCTTGTTGCAATGCGTCAGCGTCTTTACTTGCTCTAGTTTCAAACGGCTCTTGATAGAGTAACCCTATCTGAATGCCTGTTTTAGTCATATAAGGTGGCACTTTTCTGTATTGCTTTTCATTCGTTTTCATTCTCTTTCCTCTTTAAAAGTATTTGAGTGAAAAGAATATTACCATAATTTAATAATTTGTTGCAATCTTTTTTTTAATTGTGTAATATCGAGTTAATTTCAGAAAGGAGAGTAAAATGCAACTGAAAGATTATTTTGACAACAAACCGCATGGTTCTAAGGTAGAGTTCGCCAAAAGCTTAGGTATTACTAAGACTTGGCTATCCTTAATCATGAGCGGTAGAAAACTTCCGAGTGCATTCCTGTGCACGGAAATTGAAAGACTTACAAAAAAGAAAGTAAAGCGAAAAGAATTGCGACCTGATTTATTTAGCGGAGTATAGATATGCATTATTTTGAATACAACATTAAAGATTATAGGGCAGATGCATTTCAGTTAACGCTCATTCAACATGGCGCTTACAAGCAGTTGATTGATCAATATTACTTAAATGAAAAGCCCTTGACTTTAGATATAGAAGACTTGTGTTATGAGTTGCTTATAAGGGGAGATGATGAAAAGAAAGCTATTGTATTTGTATTGGAAAAGTTTTTCGATAAGACCGAGATTGGTTATGTTCACAAACGATGTGATGCTGTTATTCAAAAGTATAAAGCGAAAAGTAATCAGTCTCGTAATGCGGTAAATACGAGATGGGCTAAAGAAAAGGGTAAGGATACGGACGTAATACGAGAATCATACGACCGTAATACGAACCAAGAACCATTAACAACTAAACAAGAAACATATAACCATGTATCAAGACCATTAGGCGTGAATGTGTCTATTTGGGAAGATTACATGAAGTTAAGAGATGCACAAAAGAAGCCTATGACAGAAAACTTCTTAAAAGCTATGAATAAAGAAGCGGTTAACGCAGGAATTAATTTGAACGAGGCAATCTTAACTTGTGTAGAAAATAATTGGATTGGTTTTAAAGCTGATTGGTATGAAAAGTTAAAAGAAAACAAACAGTCGTCTGAACCAACAAAGTGGCCAGGCATATGATTGGTGCTAGTGAATTAGTCGAGTTACGAAAGCAACACATCAATCCCGAGATTGTGGATGTATGGGTAGGTGATGATAACAAACACTATTCAGGGGAGTGGTTTAAGTATTCAGACACACAAGAATATCCATCAATCACAGTTGAAGATAAAGACAACATCAACGCATTAGATTTTAGATTTGCTTTTGGTTTAACAATATTTATTCGTGGAAAAGATATTGATCGAATGTTGAAGGTGTACGAAAAGGTAAATAAATGCTTGCCCGAGCGGGTGTTTATATTTAACTGCGATGATACGCAGGTTGAGATTATGGACAGCAAAGGATTGTTAAGTGGAATTATTGAATAGTAGTGAGATAGATTTTGAGCAGTATTTAAAACTTACTGAAGCTCATATGAAAGTCAAGGATGCAAGTGTATTCATTGATGAATTAAAAGAAGACATTGTGAACCCGCCAAAGGTACATGTCTGTAACATGCCTTGGAGTAAGTCGATTGCATCATTTAATTATCGATTAGGTGAAGTTACCTTGTATGCAGGTAGCAATGGTGGTGGCAAGAGTTTAATCACAGGACAAATTGCATTAGGGCTAATTAAACAAAATGAAAAGGTTTGCATTATGTCTTTTGAGATGAAGCCTAAACGTACACTTATGAGAATGACTAGGCAATTTAGCGGACAAGATTTAGATAATATTTTTTTAAAAGATCGTGTGACACTAACAAATAATTATTACGATAGACTTAAAAAGTTTTCTACTGACAAGCTTTGGTTATACGATCAGCAAGGAACTACAAGTGCCAAACAAGTTATATCTGTTGCAAGATATTGTGCGGTTGAATTAAATATTACGCACATCTTTATTGACTCACTTATGAAGTGTGTGTCAGGCGAAGATGATTACAATGCACAAAAAGCTTTTGTGGATGAGTTAACAGCGCTTGCTCGCGATCATAACGTACACATACATTTGATTCATCACATAAGAAAACTTGAGAGCGAAGAGAAAATGCCTAACAAAAATGACGTTAAGGGCACAGGCGCTATAGCAGATCAAGTGGACAACGTATTGCTTATGTGGCGCAATAAGAAAAAAGAACGCATGATTAAAAATAACGAAACAATTAAAGGTGTGCAACCTGATGCTTATCTTATGTGTGAGAAGCAACGTAACGGAGAGAATGAAGAGTGGTATCAGCTTTGGTATCACAAAGATAGTCAGCAGTTTGTAGAAGAAGAGGGTGCTGTTCCTATGGCGTTCGATACAGCAGGTGCATTTTGAAAAAATATAACTTTGTAGTTGTGGAAGGTGTAAACAGAGGCAACGAAAGTAAAGAATTTCTTTATCAGTGTTTGGTTCGAGATGTAATTAAAAAAAGAATCGCTGATAGAGACAAAGCTTTTGAGTTCTTAGGTCGATGGGAAATACATCATAAGGATTCAAAATTAAGGGAAGATGTACTTTATCAATGGCAAAGAGGTAACCGAGGGAAGGAGGATGAATGGTATGACCGAGATGATAAACAAACAATTGCTTGATGCACTAGAAGCAATGTGTGAGTTATACGTTCCTGAAGACGAAAGTCTTGAGAACGATGCAGTAGCAGGATACGCGATGAATATTTTAGAAACAGCTAAAAAGATTGAAGCTGAGTATAAAAATAAACCGCTACCTGAAGACGATGTATGGATGTTGGCACAGGATATTAATCCTCATGACCCAATGTATCCAATACATTTTGCAAGAGCAGTTGAACGTAAACACGGCATAGGAGCTGATAATGGCTGAAGAAGAAAAGAAAGAACCCAAGCTTGTCTTTGATGAGAACACTAAAACATTTTCGTTTGAAAAAGATACGATCACTGTTGAAGAACACAATCAAGAAATGCTTAAAACAATGGAAGAGTTTGCTGAGGTGCTAGAGCTTTCTATTTTAAGAGAGCGTGATGCATGCGCTAAGGTTGCACTCGAACTTAAAAGCGAAGAGATTGCTAAAGCGATTCGTGAGCGCGTACCTGCACAAAGTACGGCGGTGCATTGATGGAATTAATTCTGCCATTCCCGCCGTCAGTTAATACTTATTGGAGAAATTTTCAAGGGCGCATGCTCATATCTAAAAAAGGAAGGGAGTATAGAAAAGCCGTGGCAGACGAAATTATTTTACAAAAAGGCAATAAGCATTTAAAAGGCAAAATCAAAATGACCATAGAAGCGTGGAGACCTGACAATCGAAAGCGTGACTTGGATAATTTATTAAAAGCTCCACTCGATGCATTAACGCATGCGGGTGTGTATGAAGACGACCAATTGATTGTCGATTTAAGAATTTTTTGGGCAGAGGATCAAGCGGGTAAATTAAAAGTGAAAATTGAGGAGATAGAGTAATGGAGATTAGAGATCCACACAAAGCGGTTGACTACATTTTAAAGAATGCTAAAGCGCACGCTAAAGCAAAAGCTGAAAGAAATTATTTGGAAGAGTATCGCAAATCTTTAAAAGCAATGTTAATGAAACAATGTTTAGAAACAGCTATTGGCGCACAAGAAAGAGAGGCTTATGCGCATCCTGAATACAGAGCACTACTTGACGGTATTAAAGTTGCAATGGAAGAGGAAGAGAAGCTTCGATGGGATTTAATTGCCGCGCAAGCAGCGATTGATATTTGGAGAACCGAACAATCTAATTTAAGAGCTGAAGGAAAGATAACCATATAATGAATACACAAAAATTTTTAGACTTTTCTGAAAAGATTTTCTTTTTTATTTTAGTCATTCCAATTTATGTTGGATTGCTCGATGCGTTCTTTTTTGCAATCACAGGATATACCTACACAGGCGTTGATTGGACATGGCAACGCATACTTGCTGTGTTGATATTTTATTGCATTCGTTTAGCTCACATATCTTCTAAAAAGGAAAAAAAATGATTCAAGAACCAATGAATGAAGTGTCGTTAAGAGAGTACTACACATCATACACACTCAAAAATAATGTAAACGTAGACTTTGAAAAATTTAAAAACCTTGTAAGGCTTATTGAAAGTCATCACGGCATCGATGATGACAACGAAGCGCAAGACGCGCTAGAGAATATAGAACATGAAATCATTGCGCGTGCTTGTCGCAATGGTGTGTGTGAGGATTAATTAAGGAGAAAATTATGAGCGGTGCAAAACTAACATTAAAAGCAAATTTTGAAACAGGCGAAGGTGATATTGGAAATATTGATAAGTGGTCAGAGAATGAACCACTTTTAAAGGTTGACATACTTGGAGATTGGATTGCTTTACTTCAAATAGAATATGATATAGCTCACCAAGAAGCTTTTAGAAAAGAAAATTAATCATGGCAGAATTCGTAGCAGTATTTTTACTTTATACATTCAAAGCTGATTGGTATTGGTGGCTTGCATTCATTCTATTAATTGGTTTTGAAATTTGGGCTGAGTATCGAAAGATCATGAGAACTTGGAAGCTTCACAAAACCGCAAAGCAACCTGAATGACAAGTGATGAAAAGAAACACTTGGATCTTCTTAGTCAGCTTGGTTGCATTGTATGTGCAAGGCTTGGCTACGGAGCAACTCCTGCGGAAATACACCACCCACGAACCAAAGCGCGTGGCATCGGGCTCAAGGCATCCCACTACGATGCAATTCCTCTTTGTGTCGAGCATCACAGAGGACAAACAGGAGTGCACGGATTGGGAACCAAAGGGTTTGCTAAGCGCTACGGGTTTGACGAATCCGATTTACTCGAAACCACTAAAATCCTTTTGGATCAACTAAAAAAAAATATAATAGGGGGTTGACAAGGGTTTAACTTTGTGTTATACTTGTATTTAGATCAATGTCGATCTATAAAAGCGAAAGGAAAGCGAATCATGGCAAGAGTATTAGTGAATCACCATCGCAATGTTGCGATTGAAGTAAGCCGTAAAGATAAATGGACAACTCTCATAATGGGTTGGCTTCCACACAAACGTGTCAAGATGCTTAACAGTGAAGTCGATAAAGAATGGGAAGAGTTCCTTGGTTACGACGTTAAGAAAGTTGCAAAGCGTTTCATGAAACCCGTCAATGGTTGGGTTGAAGACTCAGCTATGGAGGATCTTAAATCAATTGTGAAGGGAGCGTAGCATGACTCGATTAGAACTGATTGCAGAAATTTGCAAACGCATGGCGGACGATTTAAAAGAAGACAATGACCGCGCTGAAGAAAAAGAACAACAAAGAGAAGCGCAAAAGAAAATGGATGACGATGAGATTTATTGAACTGTTCGCAGGTATTGGTGGCTTTCGCTTAGGGTTGGAACGCGCAGGTCACCAATGCGTTTGGTCTAACGAGATCGAAGATAAAGCGCGTCGCATATACAAACACAATTTTAAGGACACACCCGATGGAAGAGACGTTAGAGATATTGAACCCGAAGAGATCCCCGATGCAGACCTCCTTGTTGGAGGATTCCCATGTGCAACTTTCTCCGTTGCAGGTCGCCGTACAGGTTTCTCTACAGACGATACAAGAGGAACTCTCTTCTTTGAAATCTGCCGAATTGCTAAAGCAAAACGAATACCATATCTTTTCCTTGAGAACGTCAAAGGATTGCTTAATCACGACCATGGAAGAACTTTTGGAGTCATCCTCGCTACGTTGGATGAACTTGGGTATGACGTACAATGGGAATGTGTTAACAGCAAGAATTTCGGAGTCCCGCAGAATCGGGAACGAGTATTTATTGTCGCAAATCTTAGAGACAGAACCCGACCAAAAGTATTTCCTATCGGAGAGTGCTATGCAACGGATGGTGGATCGTGCGCAGAAACACAAGGAGAAGGGGAACGGGTTTCAACAAACTATTTACCAACGCTCGACGCACACTACTATAAAGGCGGTGGAACTCGGGCAGTCATCGACGAATCAGCAGGACATGTTCGAACAACTCAATGGAGACGAACACACTTCCGAGACATAAAAGGGAACTACACACCAACGTTGACAGCTAACATGGGTACGGGTGGTAACAATGTACCTTACGTTGAAGTGAAAGCTGTACTTACTCCACAGCGCGAAGAGAAAAGACAAAATGGTCGACGCATCAAAGAACACAATGAGCCGTCATTTACAATCACAGCACAAGACAGGCACGGAGTCATCGTAGGACAGAAGTTAAGAAAGCTTACACCACTCGAATGCGAACGCTTGCAGTCATTGCCTGATAATTGGACGAAGTGGTATGACGATGGATCGCTCGTATCTGATAATCAGCGCTATGAGCGTTGCGGTAGAGCTGTGACGATTAATGTTATTCACGAAATAGGAAAGAGGTTACCACTATGAAGTCATGGAGTTTTGAATCAAGAGAAGTTGCAGACAAGTTTGATAAGCATGTAAGGGAACAGCTCCCATGGTATGACATGATTACAGACGCGGTTGTTTATATCGCGCGAAACTATTTGACTGAAGGTAATCGTATTGTTGACATCGGCGCATCGACAGGAAACCTATCACGCAAACTTTTACCACTTGCGAATGAGCGCAAAGGTAAAGTGTTAGCAATAGAAAAAAGTATGCCTATGATTTGCAAGATGGATGGCATGGAAGACGTAGGCGTGATCCATGGTGACGTGACTGAGATCGATATACCTGAAGCGCAAGTCTACATTTTATTTTTGACGATGATGTTTATACCCGTCGACAAAAGACAAAAGTTACTCGACACACTTCAAGACAAAGTGAAGGTGGGTGGATGTGTGATCATTGTTGATAAGATATGTGATCACAGTGGATACTTCTCAACGGTCATGAAGCGATTGACATGGCATTGGAAGATACAGCAAGGCGCGGAAGCTGAAGACATTATCAATAAAGAGATGTCCCTTGCAGGCGTACAGATCCCGCTCGATAATTATTTTGTTGAGGATGCAAAACAATTTTTTAGGATGGGTGAGTTTGCAGGTTGGGTGATTGAATATTAACTTGGAGGATTTATGATTTTACTTACAGAAAAAGAAAGGCAACTTTTAAAAGAGTCAGCGAGCAACATAAGCATGCATGCATTTCAAAGGTTAGAACCTCATCAAAGGCGTGCGTATTGGGAAACGCTTGATCGAGCTATTCATTCGATTATGATGACGCATCCTGAAGCATTCAACTCAAAAGCTGTAGCTGACATGCATGAAAAAATGAAAAACAAACAAGCATACGCGAGGTATTAAATGGCAACACCAACGGTACACAAAAGCAAACGACACGCTAACCCTATGCAAACAAGGAACGGTAAGCCTAAGCTCAAAGCATTCGATTTAAAGAAGCTTTATGAGCTGTTAGAAAAGACTGAGAAAGGTAAGAAGCGCCACAAGATAGCAAAAGAGATAGCAAGAAAAACTAGTACAGCTTAATGGTTTTCTTGATGTTAACGTGTACACAAAAGAGCAAAATGTAGACATATACACAATGACGTGTATACTTTTTAGGAGAATTTAAACATGTGGACAAAACCAACAGCAACAGAGATGCGCTTCGGCTTCGAGGTGACTATGTACGTTATGAACAAGTAAGTTACATTCGCAGGCTTATTTTTAGCCTATGTGATTGTGTTTAAAGGGGAGCTTCGGCTCCCTTTTTTTGTGTAATATACTACACAAAAAGTTGCACTACATGAAACCTTCCGAGCTGTCAATATATTACTTTTTTTGAATTAATTCCAAAAATAAAAGACTAATTTGTAAGATTAAGTGCTTGATTTACATACAAAAACAAGCTTTTTTGCCTGTCAGTAGCTGTAAAGTATAATTTACATGCAAAAAGGCCTTGACAAGCCTATATTGTTTAATCTAAAATTACATCACTATCAATTGATAGATAACTTAAACAACTAAAAACGAAAGCGAATTTATATGAAAACATTAGAAAAACAAGTAGTAACAACACAAGTAGACACACTAGGTTTACTCTTAGCTCAAATTGCAGAGCTCGAATCAAAAGCTTCAGCAATCAAACAAGCCCTCAAAGAAGACGGTGCAGGCGTATACGAAGGTTCAATGTTCAAAGCCAACGTCATTGTTTCTAACCGTTCAACTGTCGATTTCAAACAAGTATTTGCAGAATGCTCAGTACCTGCTGAAGTTATTGCCCGCAATACTAAAGCACAAGAAATCGTAACCGTTAAATTAACTTCAAGATAAGGGGATCAACATGAAAACAGTACCATTCGCAGATTTACTTAAAGAAGCTGTAAACAAAGAAGGCGTGTTATCAACATGCTACAGCCGATTCCACCAATACAGCATCGGCAATCAATTGTGGTTATGGGGACAAGCTGACGCACGCGGTGAGTGCCTAGGTCCCGTACAAACACTCAAACAATGGAATACGCTTGGTCGTGCAGTCAAGGCAGGTTCTAAAGCTTACTCCATGCTTATGCCTGTAACAGTTCCAAAGAAGGATGCCAACGGTAAGAAGATCGAAGGCAAGTTCTCTAAGTTCTTTATGCTCAAGAACTATTGGTTCACAGTGCATCAAACAGAAGGTGACGACTTCAAGGAAGAGACTATCATCCCTGAGTGGAACAAACAAAAAGCCCTCGAAAAGCTACTCATCAAAGAAAATACTTTTGAGCATGCTGACGGTAATTGCCAAGGTTACGCAAGCTTCCACAGCTTTGCTGTTAATCCCTTAGCTGTATTGCCACACAAGACAACCTTCCATGAGCTTGCTCACATTGTGTTAGGTCATACCACTGAGCACACCATGGCTGACTCTGAGATTACGCCAAAGGATATTCGTGAGGTAGAAGCTGAGTCAGTGGCTTACATCCTATGCTCAATCCTTGGCTTAGATGGTTTAGTCGAGTCACGCGGTTACATTCAACATTGGTTGAAGGATAATCAGATCGACGATAAGTCAGCACAAAAGATATTCACTTGTGCTAATACGATCCTTAACGCAGGAAAGGTAGCATAAAGGGTCTTTTTAAGCGTTTTGGGACACTTTTGAGGGTTGGGTATAAGGTTACCCGCCCTCGAAGGTAAAAATGGCTCAAAATGGCTTATTTTTAATGTAAAAAAGTTGTTGACAGCACTATTGTTTAATATATAATTACACCTACGAACACATTGGTTCGGTTTATTTAAAAGCGAAAGGATTCAAAATGCTATACTACGCACTTACTCACAATGAAATATTTGATCTAGGCAATCAACTTTCACCTGCTAATGCAGATCACTTTGCTGTTGACCAATTCAATATTCATCAATCTCCAAGTGGTTACATAATTGTCAATCACAGAGAACTCGAAGCTATCAAAAACATACTTGACCGACGCGGTGTCGGCGTTTACTAAGGAAAAAACCATGGAAGACAAAGACTTATCAGTGTTAAAGCGTTATATCGAAAACCGTCAAAAATACGGTTACTCAGACGAAGAGTTGTTTGAGATGCGCGCCTCATTCGGTGAAGACGAAGAGGTGGTTGACATCTTTACAGGTCAGACGATTGACCTAGGCAGACGATCATGAGCTTCATGGTCGTTGATGCTGTGACCGACGAAATCGTCGAGAGTAACTTCGAGTATAGGCATCACGCGGAGTTATTTATCGAGGTGCATGGCAAGGATTATCCTAACGCCGAACTTATCGTGGAGTCAGCATGAAGCGACCAATCTATGAGTCACAGGTTGACTTAACACACGAAAACAAAATGAAAACTTTGTTAGAAGCCAAATGGAATTGCACACTTAATAAATTACCACTCAAGTATCAACTTGATTGGTTAGCAATGCGTGGCAAAGATCCTATGGCGTTTGTAGAGTTTAAACACCGCGAGAAGCTATCAATTGACGCGTATCCACGCTACATGATTTCACTTGACAAGTGGATGAAAGCAAAACAGCTATGCAAAGAAGTAGAGATCCCATTCATTATGGTGATCACATTTACTGAGGGTACATACTACGGCGTGTTTGCACACAATGGCTTGCATGAGGTTACTTATGGTATTGGCGGTCGTTATGATCGAGGTGACGCGCAAGACGTAGAACCTATGATTTATTTACCATTAAAAAAATTTCATAAAATTGAGGGAGCGACATTATGATTGGTACAAAAGAAAATATGGTGATTGGTGACATCGTGCGTGCTTATGACTTTGCACCACGCGAAGGATGCCCTGATTGTTTTATCATTGGCAAGGTGACCGCAATTGAAGGATCGTTTTTTGTTGCTGACACTTTGATGCGTGTTTGGAACGGCAAAGTCGAACATCAAAACAAGCTTGAGAACCACATCAAGCATAGCTTCCGTGCGTTATGCCAAGGCGAAATGGGCTTTGACAAAGAGTATGAGCGTGTTACAATACTAGCATGAGTCACCATCATAGATATGTTGGTTTGATTGACGGGGAGAAGATGAGAAGTTTTCACCGCCGTGACGAACTCATGCATTGGTTAAAAGATAAACCCGAAGCAACTTACATCAAGTATTCAGTAAAGCGTGAGAAAAAAGAAAAGATTGATTTTAACGAATACGAACTAGCGCCTTTCTAATATTGTTATTGTTTCATGGTTTATTGTTTATTGTTTATGGTTTATGGTTGGTATTACGTCCGTATAAATCTCGTAATACGTCCGTATAGTTTTCGTAATACGTCCGTATAAATTCCCCCGAAAAGAAAATAAAAACTAAAAACAATTTGTACCTACTTATTGTTTGACTTCTCACTATTGTCCGTTTACATTCTGTTTCATTATGTCAGAGACAGCTATCACAAAGAAGAGAGTCGTATCATCTTACGAAAGTAAAGAAGATGATGTAGAGACTCGTGCGTCTGCTAAACAATCTAACAAGGACTCATCAAGCGTTAACAAAGGTGGAAGACCTACGCTTTATAGTCTTGAGATTGCTTTGGAGATATGCGATAGGATTGCTGACGGTGAGAGTTTAGTAAAGATTTGCAGTGATCCGAAGATGCCGAAGAAGACAGCGGTGTACGAGTGGTTGCTACGCCACAAAGAATTTGCGGAGATATATGCGCGCGCGAGGGAAGACCAAGCTGACACATTGGCCGACGAGATCCACGCAATCAGTGACGAACTCCCTCAACAGATTGTAGACGACAAAGGTAAGACGCGTTATGACAGCGCTTACGTTCAATGGCAAAAGAATCGTGTTGACGCTCGTAAGTGGGTGGCCGCGAAGCTTAAACCTAAAAAGTATTCAGACAGGATCGCACACGTTGGTGACAATGAAGCCGACAGCATAAACGTCAACGTCAACATCTTTGACGAGATGATTAAAAACCTCGAACTAAAAAGGCAAACTAAATGAGTGATCTTATAAACGGATTATGGATTCTGTTCGGCATGGTTGTCGGTGGATTCTTATACTTCATCATCGCTGACTACTTCGATGACAGAAAATAAACAAAAGCCACAAAAGCCATTGACGCATGAAGAGCTTGTGGATCTTATGCTAGAGAACGAAGAAGTTTATAAAGCACTTGCTGAATACGAGCTGAACAAGTCTACAGGCGAAGTTCAAGTGGTAAGTCATGACTGACGTTGTTGAGCTTCTTAAAGACAAAGAAGTCGAAGCGCAGTTTAAATCGCTTCCTATTGCTAAACAGATAGCGATAGCGTGGCGCATGAAGTGGTTAACGCAAGCGCATGATCACCAAATATTGCCACACGGTGATTGGGCGATATGGTTGCTATTAGGTGGTCGAGGTGCGGGGAAGACTAGAACGTCTGCTGAGCAGATAGGATGGTGGGCTTGGGAACAGCCTAACACACGATGGTTAGTATCCGCGCCGACAGCCATGGATGTACGCGGTACATGTATTGAAGGTGAATCAGGATTGCTTAACGTGATACCTGAGATCCTTATTGCAGACTATAACAAGTCATTGCTCGAGATCAAGCTGACGAACGGATCACTGATCAAAGGCATATCAGCGTCAGAACCTGATCGCTTCCGCGGTGGACAATACCACGGCGCATGGCTAGACGAGTTAGCGGCTTGGGATTACTTACAAGAAGCATGGGACATGATTATGTTCTCAGTGCGTTTAGGTAAAGAGACAAGGATCATCGCATCAACGACACCACGTCCTAAAGACTTGATCGTTGATCTAGTAGGAAGAGCTGACGATGGCTCAGGTGAAGTTGTGATGTCAACCGCGTCAACGTACGCGAACATAGACAACTTAGCGCCAAGCTTTCAACAGCAGATCTTGCAGTACGAAGGAACGAAGCTCGGACGCCAAGAGATCTATGCCGAACTGATTGACCCTGAAGAGGGTGGCATTGTTAAAAGAGATATGTTTAAGTTATGGGATGCGCGTAAGCCGTTCCCTAAGTTTGAATACATCATACAGAGTTACGATTGCGCATACACAGAGAAGACGATCAATGACCCGACAGCGTGCTTAGTCTTCGGATTGTTTAAGCCAACAGACGGGCCCATGTCAGTGATGCTGATAGACGCATGGCAAGAACGCATGCAGTATCCTGATCTAAGACGAAAGGTTAGAGACGAATATGAAGTTAGTTATGGTGCGGATAGCGAGTCCGACACAGGAGAGTTTGTCAAAGGTAAGCGAGTTGATCTCATACTTGTCGAAGATAAGGCGAGTGGAATCAGTCTCATACAAGATATGCAACGGGCACATTTACCTGTGCGAGCTTACAATCCTGGTCGAGCCGACAAAGTGCAACGACTTTCCATTGTCGCAAACATTATCGCTCATGGAAGAGTGTGGATTCCCGAATCGTCAGTACGTCGAGGATATGTGCGTGATTGGGCTGAGGGCTTCGTATCACAGATTTGCTCATTTCCTGAAGCTACGCATGACGACTATGTGGACGCATGTACGCAAGCGCTTCGGTATCTAAGAGACGCAGGCATGTTAGAGATTGATCCGAGACCTTATGACCCGTCAGAGGATTATGCAGACGCACACGGTGGATACACACAACGTGTTAACCCGTACGCAGTATGACAACATTTTATATTGCCAAGAGAAGTCCCGTTGGTCATCAGCTTTTATTAAGGCGATGGATGCAAATAAGAAAGTCTTATAAGCATGTAAGACGAGATATAGAAACAAAAAGGTATAGACGCCAATGGTTTTGGAACGCAGACAGATGGGATCAAAGACATGGCGAAAATAGCAACACCGTGCAAACAGATATGTGAACTAGACGAAAAGTTATACATATGTAAAACATGTAAGCGCACTGAAGACGAGATAGCAAGTTGGTTAGATTACACACCAAGCGAACGCAAAGCTGTAATGAAACGCATCAAGGAACGAGATGGGCGTAGCAAAAAAAATAATTGAGGGTGGATTAAAGGCGGTCGCTAAGAAAGCGCCACGCATGTCTGAAGCACTCGAACCTCACATTGGTAAACGCTTATATATTACGCAAGCGGATCGTACAGCACTTGACTATCCACAAGGTTTACTCGGAGGACCAGGCTATACGGAACTAGCAAGCATTGATCCTAAATACAAAGACATCGCATGGGCTGTGCAAGGACCAGGCGTTGCAAAGACTCTTGTAGGTTCAATGGCGCGCAATCCTGAAGAAGCTGTATTCGCAAACCTTATTGGATCACCCGAACAACACAGATCAAACAAAGTCGTCTTCGATAAGATTATGGATCGCTTTCAGAAAGCGATAGAAGAAGACAAGCTCACACCCGAACTACATAAGACGATTAACAAACGCTTAGCTAACATCAAAGATCCAAAGACAGGTAAGTCATTCTTTCCTGAAGACGTAGACATTCTATCCCCTGAGTTCGAGCAACACGCAAACACCTTCCATCAACGCGCATTCATTGCTGACGTGTTAGCAGGTAAAGGTGTCGGTGGTCGCAAAGGTACGATCATTGATTACCCACAAGTTATAAAAGAAACCACTGACCCGTTATTGCTAGAAGCAAAGACAGGCGACATCGGTGACAGACTATTCTCGTTATCAGGCAACATTGAATACAGACCTGAATTACATCCTGCATTCCATACATCGTTAGGTGGTCGCAAAGAATCCGAAGCTTTCGCACCTGCTCCACAAGGTATTGTGATGAAAAACTTTATCAAAGACTTTACAGAGCGAACAGGTCGCATGCCAACCTATTACGACTTAACACGCGGATATGCACCAAGCGAAAAGATTACACAGGAAATGGTTGAGCGCATGTACAAAGAAGGTTACGGCGCAGGTGGTAAGGTTCTCAAAAAAGGATTGAAACTTATAGAAGACGTTGCAGAGAAAGTTAAG